TCAGCGATGGAGGGCCGGGATTTTCCCCGCGGCCCGTTCCTGGGACCCAGCTACGGCGTGGGTATAGAAGCTCGCCGTTGTGGCGACGGAAGCGTGCCCGAGCTGAGCAGCTACGGCCGCTGGGTCCGCCCCGGCCTCCAGCATAAGAGAGGCGGCCATATGCCTGACAGTGTAGAGAGGCATATGTTTCATGCCTACACGCCTGCAGGTGTCGTACCATGTGGTGAAGCTTGCATGCCACGGCCTGCCCCGTAGTGTGAGACAGACATAGTCCTCGGGCGCTTTTCCCTCGCTCCTGCCGCGGGCTTCGTCCACCCACCAGCCGGGGGCGATGACGTCCTTCCACCGTGAGACTTTCGGCATCCATATATGGGCTTTGCCGTGGGGAAGATCGACGTCCCCCCATCGCAGGCCCGATACCTCTTTCCCCGGACGGAGGCACAGAGCGAGGCAGGTGCGGATAAGCCACTGCAGGGCTGGGTTGCACCTGGAATACACTTTCATGAAGCCTGCGAAATCGCCACAATGGTGCCTGTGAGGCGGCTCAGGAAGAGGCCGGTACTTGTCCCATGGGATTGTAGACAGCATGTCCTCGCTGGCGCACCAGCGGAAAGCCGCTTTCAGTTTTTTGACGGCTCTGTTTATCCCCGGCGCCGCGACGCCGTATTCCTCTTTCATGATGAGGCGGAAGTTTTCAAGGTCGCGCCTGTCGAGCGAGTCGACGTACTTCGTCGCCAGCATGTCAGGCATGCGGCGCAGGATTAAGGCGTAGGATTCTTTCTCCTGCTGGCAGTGCCTTGTATTCTTAATGAATAATACGATTGACTCCGCCACGGTAAGGCGTTTATTCTCACTATTGTCATAAAGGTTTTCTCCTTCGAAAGCTTCCGCGGCTGTACGGTCACGGAAGCCTTTCTGTCTCCAGCGGCCAGCTTCATCCTTGTACTTGACGATGATGCGGCCGTCTTGTCTCTGGCATATGCTCATGATGTAGACCTCGAATGAGGTCCGCCGCTGCCTTCCCTGATAACGTCTTCCGGGTCACGGGTCTACTTGTTCCGACCTCCAGAATAGCGTTCTCCTCCGCCTCCAGCGCGGCGTCCTCCTTCCTTATCTCCAGCCGACGCTTCCGGATGGCCCTGAGGCGGCCGATTGCGCTCAGCAGACTTGATTCTGTGGGGAAGTCCATATGTCCTCCATTTCCGGGTTCTTCCTTGGCGAGGCGTGGCAGTGCCAGATATGTGCCGCCTCCTCGGCCTCTGCCTGGTGGTGGAGGTAGAGCCTGTCAGAGGTGAGGCTGATGAGGTGCTTCGCCTTAATCCATAGCTCGGGACGCTTCTTCCAGCTTCCGCCGTAATAGATGGCGTCGGCGAACGCCTCATCCCCCAGGAACCATATCACGCACCATGCGGCGTAGGCTTCGTCCCTGGTCTCACAGTGTGAGGCGTCGTAGGCATCTATGGCATCGGCTGCCGCCTCGCACGCGGCCTGCATGTCACGGCGCTCTCCGGCAGTGAGGGCTCCCACCTCCAGCAGTCCCTGTATCTCCGTGAGGGCCTTCTGCACCTCGATGAGGCGGGCCGGCTTCTTTCTCCAGTCAGGGTACTTTTCCAGCGCGACCAGCGGGAAAGACACGCCGATGCAGCAGTCACGGTGAGCGGCGCTATTCGTAGGACACTTCATATTCTCCCCCTTCGTTTTTTATTGTCGCGTAGTAACAGCACTCGTGCCAGAGGTCTGGCTCCGCCCACGGAGTTTTTTTCAGGTAGGCGATTGACCCCAGGTGGTAGTATCCGAGACAGCCCCTCACCTTACTGCATGGACACTCCCAGGAGACGACGGCGACGCTGCGCCGCTCACGGATAAACCGATAGTGCATTTCTTTGACCGTGCGGATAGCAGCGCACTCATGGTGGAAGCACTCTTTGGTGCAGTCGTGGCCGCAGGTGAGCTCCGGGGTCATCTCGAAGATGAGGGTATCCCCCGTACCAGGCTCAGCCCGTGGCCACGTGTAGAGGAATCCGCCGATGTGCCGCTCGTGTGTGATGACGCAGGCGGTGTCCACGGCGTTCCCGAAGTAGCCGTCCCGTGGCGGTGTCAGCAGACATATCTTCTCCCGCTCGGGCGCAGGCTTCTTCACTGTGCCATCACGGGTTAAAGTTAGGAGAGAACCTGCATGAGCGATCATGACCTGCCTTCTCCTTTTGTCTGCAAGGCCTCAGCCACGAGGGCTGATATGGCCGTCTCCATAGCCTTCCTTGTATCCATCCCCCCTTCGAGGATGGCCATCAGGGCGTGGGTGAAGTTTTGAGCTATCAGTCTGTAATCCATCCCTTCTGGTATGTAAGTGAAGACTCTTCCCTCATCCATGGCTATGACAGCCCTCTGCCTTTTCTCGTCGTTGATGTAGGGCCATACGGCCCGCGCCAGCTCCTTCGCTGTCATGCCAGCACCTCCCCCATCCACTGCATCATCTCGTCCGTCGTCTTCTTCCACTTGCCCTCGTCGAGCCGGAGGCCGAGAAATTGACGGTAGAGGCTGTCCAGGAGGGTAACGGCAGTTTCGATAAGAAAGACCTTTTCCAGAAAGAGCGCATCCGGATCATCATCACGGTCGGGTTTGTCTATCTTGGGTGTCTTCAGGCTGTTGAGGGAAAAGTCAGCGGCCTTCACGGAAACATCGAACCCGAAGTCGTCCTTTGTGAGATGGATGAGGGCGCTGGTGACTTTCTTGCCGCGTCTCAGTCCGAGGCGGGCCTCTACCAGAGGCGCACCGTCATAGAAGGACGTCATGGCTGTGGTCTCGCGGTCGAACCCCACAAAACCCGTCACGGTCACGCGTTTTTCCATGGAAGCCTGAAAGGGCTGGCCGTCGTCAGTGCGGAAAAAGGAAGGGGCGGCATCGGACTGGAACCAGAGCCAGGTGAGAAATTCCTGCCCGAGGACGCCGTCCATCGTGTCATCGGCCTGATCAGCATCGTGGACAGCTTCTTCCGCATCCTTTTCGAGTATGGACAGAGCCAGATCCGGGGGCGTCAGCTGCTCAATGTGCAGCTTGAAGGTGGCGAGAAAGCGCTGGGCAAAGAGCTCGAGCATTTTTGCCTGCGTGGAGGCGAACCAAATTTCGTTGTTCGCGGTGTTCCAGATGACGTTGAACTCGCCGGGAACGGGCAGGAAGCGCCTGCGCAGGGAAAGCTGAACCAGTTCCTTCAGTTCCTTGCGGCGTTCGCGGGAAATGAATTTTTTCCCGTTCTTCTCGTTCTCCGCCTTTTCCCGCTTCAGCGCGAGATCGAGGTGCTTGCGGAGGACGCCTGCAGGAATGCGGCGGGTGTCAACACGCAGGGAGAAGGCAATGTAGGCGCCTTTCTGCGGCGGCCCTGCCTGCCAGGTGGTGTCAAGGTAGTCGTCAAAACTGACCCAGCCATCGGACTGGCCCTCGGTGGTGTCGTCGATGTCGAGGAAGGCGCCATTTTTGAGCAGCTGGGGAATTTCAGCCCAGAGCCCGTCCGGAACGGGATCAATGACGCGGAAGCGCGTAAAACTGCAGGATGAAGCGATGAATCCCATTGTCTACTCCTTACTGAAGGACTGTTTCCGACGGGGAGTCACAGTCCTCGAAGATGTGCAGCGCGGTGTTCCTGATGGCCAGGCGGTCTTCTTCGCGAATTTTCACGTTATGCATAGTCGCGAAACCAAGGACGCAGATGAAAAGGAACCCGGCATACGCAGCTACATCATCTTTTCGCGTTTTCTGCATTTCCCATATGCCATCGAGGCAGTTGAAGGTGATCTCCTCTAAGGTGATGTCTTTACATACTTCTATCCTGTCGCCCTCTCCGCCCATGATGCAGAAGAAGGGCCCTTCCGCGTTTTCCACGTAGTCTTCTATTTTTTTATGGATTTCCTCCATCACTTGCTCTCCTCGTCCTTACGACAGAAAGCGGCGTTTTCCCTTGCGGCCTGCACGGCTTCAAGCACGACGTCCTCGTCCTTGTCTGTGAGCTCGCGCTCCTGCTGGACGAAGTAGAACAGCGTCCAGATGATCCAGCGCATGGAGTCTCGGGGAGTCTTGTAGCTTCTCGTAAAGCGGTACGCCTTGCCTATGAGGGCTTCCAGCGCACTCAGGAGAGTGGGATCATCCGGAGAGACCACGGTCTCCGTGCACCTTTCCTCGTGGGATAAAAAATCTACGACTTCTCTAAAATTCATCTTTTACTCCGTAATTTGGAGGGGCGGTAAGCCCCTCCGTCATCCATCTAGTCCCACTGAGGGCATCCCTGCCTGTGGGGGCAGTTCGGGCAGTCGGCTACGTCGTCGACCATCTTGCCGCTATCCGGGCACTTGATCTTTTCCCCCTGCACCTGGGGGGCCGGCTCTGCCTTCTGGGCGGGCTGTTCCGCGGGCTTCTCTCCGGCCGGTTCAACGGCGGCCGGCTCTTCCTTCGCGGGCTCTTCGGCCTTCTTCACGGCCGGCTTTTCTTCCTCGGCAAGCATGGCGTTGATCGCGTCCACAGTAGCCGCGGGAGTGGGCTTCTTCTCCTGCTCGACCACGGCTTCAGCGGCTGTGGCCGTAGCCTCTTCCGCGGCGAAGGCGTCTGCGACCTTCGTGACGGGGAGCCACGCGGAAAGCCTCTTGATGGCCGTCTTAATGGCCATGGCTGCGTAGTGGTCCCGCCACGCTGGGGAGTTGCCACGGTTCAGCGCCCGTGCCTGGTCAATCTCCATCTTGGTTACGAGCCTGACGATCGGCTCTCCAGTCTTGAGCACCACGGCGGCGTAGGCCGCGATGACATCCTCGGGCTTACCCGTGCGGGCCTCCGGATTGAGAAGGTCGATCTTATGGATGATGCGGGGAGATATACCGCTCTCGTATTCGAAGAGTCCCTGCTCGACTTCCTGACGGTAGACAACATCTGCATTGAAGGACGCTATAGCACCGCTCCGGTACATCAGCTGCATGAGGCCCTTATATCCAACCTGGAACTGACACTCACGGCCATAGGGGATGAGGTAGGCGAGGCCCTGCGGCGTGTTCGGCTCGAGATTGAGCTGGGCACATGTCATCATGGCCCCGAGGATGGAGGCCGGCTCACACTGGGCGAGCTTTGGGGTCTGTCTCATGGCCGTGAGGCAGATGCGGGTGAAGCGCTCGGCCCTCTCCTGCCTCTGGGCGGGGGTGCTCCCGCCTATGGCGAGGGCGAACTGGGGCTTGGATCTCATGATGAGATCCGGAAGACTGTTATTGTTCATCGTATTCATACGTTTTCCTCCGATTGCTATTTTGCGGCCTGATAGTAGGCCCACTCTGGCAGGTCGACCTCGTAAATTCCGGTCGTGTAGGCCGGCCAGTCGTTGTCCTCCTGACAGTGGATCAGGGTGCGGCATGCCCGCATGCACTGGTCATCACCGAGGGCCAGCGCGTCGGCGGTGAAGGAAAGCGGCGTCACCAGGTACGGAGCCTGCTTGGACACAAAGAAGAAGATGAAGGGGGCCTCTATACCGCACGCCTTCAGGCCGCGGGTGTACCATGCGGCCTGCCGGTGATAGCCGTAGTTGTACGCCTTGCGGGCGAGTTCCGAAGGCTTCACCGTGTCGGCGGTGGTCTTGAGGTCTATAGCGACCCATGAGCCGTCCGGCAGCTGCGCGAGGCGGTCGACACGCGCCTTGCAGGGAAGGGGCTTGTCCTCGACGATCTCTTCCCAGTAGAGGGACACTTCGCTTTTCCCGGGCAGAGCGAGGAGCTTCGCCGTGGCCGGGCACGTCGTGAGCAGGGAGCCCGCCATAGACTGTGCCTGACTCCAGTCTTCTCCAGAGAAGGCCGTGATGCCTTGCTCGGAAAGGGCCTTGCGCTCCTCCTTGCCCGCCTTGGTGGTGCCGGGGTGCTGGCAGACTGCGTACCGCTCGGCCACCTTGTCCGGCTCGAGGACCATGGCGTGCACGAGGGACCCGAGAAGGAAGGCTTTGCTGGGCGCCTCCTCCATGGTCTGATGAGCCTTGTACAAGGCCGGGCACTCGAGGATGTAGCCGATGGAGGTGTTGTTCAGCGCCTTTTCCGCGAAGTACTCAGCGGCCGGCTGGTCGTAGATAATCTTGGCCATGGCCGCCCCCTACACTCTTGAGAAGTCGATGCATCCGACGACATCACCGCTTTCATTGCGTACCACGGTGCCGGGGAATATTAGATCTTCCCGCTCCGGGCATGCCTGCGCGAGGATCTTGGACACGATATATTTCGTGTCCGGCTTCGCCTCGGGGAGGCCGGTGATCCCGTAGGGTGCCCAGCGATAAACCAGAATCCCGTCTGCCGTGCCCGGGTCTCTCTGCACGAAGTGCATGCGGGCCGGCTCCTTGGCGGCAGGGTAGACGCGCAAAGGCTCGGGGTACTCCATATTCGCCTTCTCGTGGAGATAGAGCCTTCCGTAATTCAAAATACAGTCTGAGACGTTGTATATGGCCACGTCATGTGGCGTGAGATTGACGATCATTTTTTTCTCCTTTTGGGGCCGGGCAATCTCTTCTCGGTACTGCTCCGGCCCCCTCGTTCCCTTACGCGGCTTTTCTCCACGCCGCGCCCCGCTCCGGCCAACCCGGACGGGAAAGTCCTTAAAAATCTGTTCCTACCGTGAACATCATCCCCGACACTACGAGGATGGTGCCTACCCAAGCCACGGCGGCTATCGTTGTTGTGATACACTCGGCGATGCGCTCGCGGCGCGTCCTCTTGGCCTGCATAGCCATCTGCCATGCAAAGGCCCTGCGGCCTTCGCGTACCGTCCGGCTCTCGATGGCGGAGAGAAGGATGGAAGCATCGTTGAATCGTTCGGTTGCGGTGTACATTTGTTCCTCCTTGCTTGGATACTTTTTATCCCTACAAGGATAAAAAGGCAACAAAAAAAATCCAATAATGGATGATTTTGTCAAAAAAATATCCGGCCGACTACCGGAGATAAAAAAAGGCCGGCGTGGTGCCGGCCCTGTTGGGTACTTGATCTATCGATGATGGCCCTATTTGCTGACTTCAGTCTTCCCAAAATGCCGTATGTTAAAGCTGTCAAGAAGTGCCTTGAAATGCTCTTCGACTTTCTCTTCCATGCTTGCCATTCTGCTGTCTCTTTCCTGCTTACACAGACTGCAGTACCCACACGACCTGCCCGAGAACTGTTTTCTCCTGCTCGGCTGGATTGACCCGGACGGGCTTGTATTTCGGATTATCCGAGCACAGTAGAAGATCCCCGTCCTCGGAGAGCTTTAACCGCTTCACCACACGGCCAAAGTACGGGATAGAGACCAGGTAGATCCCGCCTTCGGTGACCTCTTCTGAAAGTGGCGCAATGCCGACAATCGCGCCGTCCTTGATAGTGGGCTCCATGGAATTCCCGCGGACAGTCAGAGCGATCATGTCTGTCCGGTAATACTGGGGGAGGATTGGGATGAGGTTATTGCTGACCCCTGTAAAAAGTTCCTGCGGGGCCCCGGCGCCAGTCTCACCCATGAGCGGGACAGGATGCAGATTAGAACCGGAGTTCTTCTCCACTGGAGAGTTCTCGCCCATTCTGCGAATTGTGGGGACGTCCAGGAATGATTCAATCCCCATTGCATCAATGATAGCGCCGACATTCTCAAGTGTGGGATCTTTTGTGCTTCCGCTAATGATTCTGCTGAGGGAGTTTTGTCGGATACCGGCCTTTTCGGCGAAGGACGTTTGCCACCCACGTTCAGCGTTGCGTTCCTTTAATATCTTCATGAACCGGTCTTTGAATTTCATTGGTAGGCCCTTTTATACTATTTGGGATAAAAACCTTTTCGGCCGGTTTTTTGAAAAGGTAAACCCTTGACATGTATATCCATGCAGGGATAGTTTCCATCCATGGATGAAAAAACTCTCAGATCCGAAATAGCAAAACTCCTCGCTGACGGAGCGACGCAGACTGAACTCGCAGAGAAAGCTGGCGTGCGACAGAACACCATCAGCCGCTACGTCAACGGGCTGACTCGTCTACGCTTCTCTACAGCGCTCAAACTCATGGAATTACTACGTCAGGAGAACAAGGACATATGAAACACTGGTTCAAGTTGCCAGATGACAGCGTGACCAACCTGCGCTTTCTGTCGATTTCCCGGAAAGTCGGGCAGTCTCCGGCCGTCGTGAGCTTCGTGTATATCGCTGCTATGTCATGTGCCTCTGCGAGTGAGAGCAATGGCAGTCTGCGGGATTTCCACGCTGAAGATATTGACGCCTTCGGCGGGCTCGAGGACGGCACGACGGCAAGCATCATCGAAGCTCTCACTGCCGCAGGCATGATCACGGAAGACGGCTGTATCGCCGATTGGGAAACAACTCAGTCGGTCCCTACGGAAGAGGCTGTCGAGGACCGCAGGGCATACAAGAGGGAGTGGGCCCGCAGGAAGAGAGAGGAGAGCCGGATGGCTGATTCTCCCGCTAGTGGACAACCTGTAGACAGCTGTAGACAAGATGTGGACGCTAGTGGACAACCTGTAGACAGCTGTAGACACCATAAAGAGAAGATAAGAGAAGATAAGATAAGAGATCTAAAACACACCCCCCTTACCCCCCAGGGGGAAACGCAGGGTGTGGGTGTGAGTACACCAGCACAGACATCTTCTCCCCTGAAGGCAAGAGAGACACCTAGGCCTGACCCAGAGCAAAAGCCAGAGCCCCCAGCCGCAGATCCCCCGCAGGCCCCTGATACGACCACGGACCCGGCTACACCCCCACAGGCGGACCTCACTCACGGCAACCCTGCATGGAAGGAGTTCTGCTACCTGTACTCTCTGTGGCCCGTACAGCAGGGCAAGGAGAAGGCGTGGAGAGAATACGCCTACCTCAGGGCCCGTCACCTCGTCCCTGAGTCCTACGCCCTTGCGGAAGTCATAGACCGCTTCAAGGCGGAAGACCGAAAATGGAAACGCAACTACGTGCCACTCATGGCGAACTGGCTACGGGATCGGCGTTGGGATGATCAGCCGGACAAAGCCCCGGCGCCAAGCTACGCTCCCGACGAGAACGGACGGACGCCGTATGTGAACGAGGCGGAGCAGGACTACTCGCAGCCGTCGAGGGTCGGGTCAATCATGGACGTCATGGCTTAGAAGGAGACAAACCATGCATAGAGTCAACGTGCCCGTGCTCCGGGCGAAAGATATGCGTATAGCTACATGCCCGAGGCATGGGGAGTACACGTCGTACCTCCTCCCATGCCAGCACAAGGAGCTCTGGACAGAGTGCCCCGAGTGTGAGCACGAAAAAGAAAAAGCCAAGAGCCTCCGCGAGGAGGCAAACGCCAGAGCAGAGATCGCTGCGTGGCGTATCGAGCAGCTCATGGGCAGGACCTGCATCCCGCCCCGCTTCGCGAATCGGAGCTTCGAGAACTTCAGGACGGAAGAGCCAGACCAGAGGAATGCCCTTGCCCTGTGCATGGATTACTCCCTGACGCACTGGGAAGAAACGATGAAGGCCGGCCGGGCCATGATCATCCTTGGCCGTCCGGGTACAGGGAAGACACATCTGGCCGCTGCCATGGTGCGGTCCGTAGTCAGCCGCGGATTCCCGGCTGTGTACGTCAAGGAAGCCGACATCTTCCGGCAAATAAAAGAGTCGTACATGTCACGGACCGTGAGCGAACGGCAGGCTATGGCCGACTTCGTAAAACCCGCGCTTCTCGTGATAGACGAGGTCGGAAGGCAGTACGGGACGCCCGCCGAGAGGTCTATGTTCTTCGACGTGGTCGATAAGCGCTACGAGGCAATGAGGCCCACAGTCCTTGTGTCTAACCTCGACACATCCAACTTCAGAGAATTCCTCGGACCTGCGATTCTCTCGAGGCTCTGCGAGGGGGGCGGAGTCTTTCTCTCCCTCACCGGCAAAGACATGCGGAAGGAGGTGTCGCATGGCGTCGCTTAACAACGTCACCCTCATCGGCCTTCTCGGCCGTGACCCCGAGGAGGTGCACGCAGGACAGAGCCGCTTCGCACGCCTCTCCGTGGCCACGGACGATGGATATCGCGACCAGAACGGCCAGAAGGTGGAGCGCACCACCTGGCACAGTGTGACGTGCGGCGGAAAGACAGCCGACTTTGTGCTGAAGTATCTGCACAAGGGGAGTCAGATCCTTGTGGAGGGCCGGTACCTCTCCCGCAAGTATCAGACCAAGGACGGCCGAGACGCCGTGTCCTGGTACGTGCAGGCGCAGCGGGTGCAGTCCCTCGACTCCGCCCGCCACGACGGACAGCAGGGACAGAGACAGCAGGGGCATCAGCAGGGAGGCGGGTACGATGACTCGTGGAAGTACTAGGGCCGGGAAGACTCCCATCCCCACAGAGCACGAGGAGCAGGCCTCGCTCATCACGTGGTGGAACATGTACGCTCAGGCGCGGCATATGCCGAACTTCCTGCTTATGGCCATCCCCAACGGCGGCCGCCGCACGACAGTGACCGGCGCAAGGCTACATGCCGAGGGCGTGAGGGCCGGTATCCCCGACCTCTTCCTCGCTATAGCCAGGGGGGAGTGGCACGGCCTGTGGATCGAAATGAAGCGCCGGAAAGGGGGCTTCCTGTCCGACCCCCAGAGAACGGCCCTCTTGGCCCTGAAACTCGAGGGCTACTCCACGGCCGTATGCTACGGCTGGGATGAGGCCAGAGAAGCCATCGTCGACTATCTGGGGGACGCGAGATGAGAATCCGAACAAAAATCTGGACTCCGGTGGCAGATATGATGCTCACCGCGCTCTGTCTGTCGGGGACGCCGGCCTGCGACATCGCCAGAGCGCTGAACCGTCCTGAGAAGGAGTGCCGCAGGCGGGCGAAGGAACTCGGCACGGCAATGCCGCCCAAGACCAAGCCTTACAGCCCCTCTTTCGCAGCTGACGGAGATGGCATCCTGCCAGAGAAGGAAGACCTCATGGAGGCTATGTGGACTGGATCAAGACGAGGAGGGTACGATGTGGACGCCTGACCGTGACGCCGAGCTGAGAAGGCTCGGAGTGGAGACATATATCAGCCGGCACACCGGAGCTGACGTGCACGAGGTGCTGGATCGCTACCTGCTCCTCCTAGACCCTGAAGGGCGCGCCGCGCTTCTCAGAGAGAAGAACCGGGACATCGAGACGGGAAAGTGGACGCCGCCGCGCCGGAAAACGGCCCCCAAGCCAGTCCCCCCATGCCCCCCGAAGCCACGCACCGTGCCGGCTGACATCCGTCCCGATAGTCCCCAGTGGCCGGCAGATACCATCGAGAGACTAAGGACGATGCGCGCCAGAGGACTGACGGCCGCTGAGATCGCCGTCGTCCTGGGGACCACCGAGGCCTCCGTGACCATGAAGTGCTGTCGGCTTCGCATCCCTTCCGCCGCTGCCCAAAAATCAAAACAGTGGACTGCTGACCAGCTCGACGAGCTGCGTGACATGTACGGGCGGGGCTTTACGGCCCTGCAGATAGCTAAGGCCTTGGGCCGTACACTCAAGTCTGTCTACGGCCAGGTATATAGACTCAGGCTGGCATCATCAGACGCCCACAGGGGAGGAGACTGGAAGTGATTATCCCAAGGGCTCAGGCCCGTATTTTTATGGCGGGCAACGTCAGGCAGGACGGTAACTACGTCTGCGCTTCCTGCGGACGGGAGCTTGCGTACAAGCCGGCGAAAAAGGCGTTGTCATCAGCCTTCAACCAGACTGAGCTTTTCCTTTTTCCCGGAAAGCACCTCTGCTCCGGATGCCTTCAGCTTTTTGGTGACAAGGACGGCAGGTCAAAGTGCCTTTTTTATCCGGCCCCCGGTGAAAAGACGATCATAGAGCGGGAGAAAGTGCTTGAGATCCTGACGGGTCCCCCAAAGACGCCTTTCGTGCTCTCCGTCCCCTATAGCTTCAAAAAGCATCACTGGCTTTTTGCCGGGCTGTCCGCTTTCCCGGATGTCCGTGTAGGTACGGACGACGCAGGGGTAGAGCTAGACTACTCACGGCATGACGTGCCGGGCGCTATCCGCACAGTCTGCGATATGCTTGAGCACGGTGTGCCGCGGGCAGAGACGGCCACCGGAGCTTACAGCGTCCTGACCCGTGCCAGGTATGGGGGAAAGCTTCTGGAGTGGGAGCGTATACTTTCTCCCCTGAGACGACCATGCGGAGGCGTGGAGCTTTTTGTGCGCTACGCTCCCGCGGTGAAAAAGAAAATGCCTTTCGAAAAGGAGGTTGATGACGTGTTTACAGACACAGAGAAAAAAGCGGCAGGCCTGCTTGCCGACATAGCCGGCGCAAGCCTGTACAGGCAGGAGAACGGCCTGGTCTTCTGGAAAAGCTTTTTTATCCGCCGCGTCCAGCGGTTTTCGTCGATGGATCTTCACGGCTTCGTATCCTCGCTCTGCGGGGCCTGCTCATGCCCGGGGTCAGACCTTGGCTTTGTGACCGGCACTGTCTCCGGCATGACGGACGACGAAGAGAAGGCCGTCATGGAGGCAGTCAGCACAAAGCCGGATCTGCTCGTGGCCGCTGCATACACGACACTCAAAGAAAGACAGGGGAAGAAGTAATGAAGTACGATTTCAAGATGGTGGCCGTTGGGCCTGTATCGCATGGAGCTTTTTCTGACGGCATAGACACCGGAAACGCAATGCTTTTCCGGAGGATGACCGTTATCACCCCCGATGGCGCACCTGTAAAAGTGCCCGCCATATCCGGCAACGCGCTTCGCGGCGTCATGCGCCGTATCCTTACCCGCGAGATCTTCTACCGCCTCGGTCTCAGGGGGAAGGCTGATGAGCTTTACATCGCCATGGCGAATGGCGGCGCCCTTGGCAAGACCTTAGACACGTATATCTACCCTGAGAAGATCGCCGCAGTCCGTGAGCTTGTGCCTATGCTCTCCGTCTTTGGTGGCGCCCTCTACACATACATGCTCCCCGGCCGTGCCGGAGTGTCTTTCGCGACACTGGAGTGTCTTGAAGCCGGGACTGGGCCGCTCCGCATCTCTGACCTCACGGAGGATATCGGGCTGACCCGCCACCTCGACCGTACAGAAGTCCTTACGCCTGAGGACGTCAAGCCCATGCCGTACACGATAGAGGCAGTCGTAAAGGGAGCAGTCTTCGACTTCTCCGTCTGGACTGACGACTACGCCACCGACCTTGAAAAGGCCTGCCTCTTCCATGCCCTGAAAAGGCTCAGCCATATCGGCGGCAAGTCCGCCGCCGGCTTCGGAGAGATCAGCATCGATGGCATACCCGATGACTCGGCCTATATTGACTGGCTCGAGACAAGAGATCAGGCCTATGCGGACAGCCTTGTGGAGTACTCCAAGGGGATGGCGAAATGCTAGTCCGTGTCGTCTTTGAGATGACTTCCCCGGTCATCCTGACTGACCCTCTGCACCTCGACGCTATCATCACGGCCGTGCACCCTGACGCCGTCGATACGACGCTTGTCAGGACCATGGACGCGAAAGGAAGCATAAAGGGGCTTCCTCTTCCTCTGGAGCGGGCGGGGCTTCCAGCTTCGTGGGTGTGGTGCGCCAGCGCCGCCTATTTCCCCGACACGGCAAAGCCTTTTTCCGGAAAGTACTGTAGGCGCAAAGATGAGTATGACGCCGACTGGATCGGAAAAAATGTCATGACCATAGGCGGTATCTATAAAAATCGCGTCGCCTCTGCCTCTGGTGTGGCAACTCCGGAAGTCTGCTTTCTGGCTGTCCCCACTGACACGGATGAGCTGCTCGCGCTCTGTAGAAAGGTGCAGAGCCTCGGCCGTCTCCGCTCTTCGGGGTATGGTATGATAAGGGGTGTAAGGCTGGAGCGAGTGACCAGAGACTGGAGAGATGCCCTTGTCTACGCCGGGAAGGCTATGCGTACCCTGCCGGCGGAGATGCTGGCTTCCCCTGCGGGTAAGTCTGTCCGTATCCGTCCACCTTACTGGGCCCGAACTGACCGTGTAGAAGGAGCGGAGCCGGGGGATGAAGCTGAGCTTTCTCCGGAGGTCGAGCTGTGCTGACGCTGAAAGCCATACGGGGAAGGGCGTCCGAAGCCGGGCTTAAGAGCCTCGCGGACTGCGCGAAGTATGCCAGGACGCTGGCTTTTCAGCGGAAGATGGCCAAAGCTCTAGACCGTCTCGATTCTTTCTTCTCTGTGACGAAGACCCCCGTCGTATCCTGCGGCGGCGGGAAGGATAGTACGGCCATAGCTATCCTTGCCCGGAAGGCGAAGCCGGGCGTCCCCATCATGTGCGCCGACCCGCCGAACCCCCTGCCCGACAGGGAGGAGCATGTGAAAGAGCTTCTCCGGTGGCTCGGAGGGCCCTATGTCCGCATCCCGTACCCGTGGGATGTGGAAAAGGTGCTGGCCGGGGAAGAAGCTTACCCCGAGGGGCTGAAGATCCGCGTCCTTTCTGCCTGGCAGAAAGAGCACGGCGTGGACGGTGTCGTTCTTGGCATACGGGCAGAGGAGAGCAAAAGGCGGTCGCTGGCCGTAAGGTCAAGGGGAGCCGTCTATCAGATGAGCGGGGGATGGCGCTGCCTGCCTATCTGTGACTTTACCGCTGAAGAGTCACTGTGTGTGGCTCTTATGTCCGATGCGCCCATAAACCCCGTCTATACACGACAGGACGGGACCCTTGATTTTAACAGGATCCACGACGGCACATGGTGGCCGCATGACGGCGGTGATTCGCTGGAGTGGATGCGCGCCTGGTACCCCGACTATGCGGGCCTGTACGCTCAGGCCCTTGCGGTGCAGGGAGAAGGACGTGCGCCGATATGCGTTTTTTAATGAGGGAAGAAAGATGACAAGAAAAGAGTGTCTTGACGCGGCCGGCAAGGCGGTACTCACAGACAGAGCCCGTGAGTACGGGCATCCTGAAGACTGCTTCGGTCTTATCGCTGCCCTGTGGAGCCGCTATACCGGGTGCGATATATCCACTGCCGATGTGGCGGCCATGATGATCCTCCTCAAGCTCGCCCGCGTGGAGGAAAATCCCCGCCATATGGACAGCTGGGTCGATATAGCCGGCTACGCAGCCTGTGGGGCGGAGTGCGCTACGGGGATGTCCGGCAGTGAGCGTGTCGGCGGTGTGGACTATGGGACGGCCCCATCCCTGAAGAGGGAAGATATCCCATCTACGGGGAACCCCTTCGGTCACGGCGACCTGCCGCTGAAGACGATGTAAGGAGGTGCGTATGAGCGATCGCGCCATTTTGAGAAATGGTTTTTTTTTGGATCTCATAGAACGGATTGATGAGGCGGAGAAGAAGCACCCCAACTTCGCCGATGGCATCTATCAGGGCGTGGGCGTCATAGGCGAGGAGTACGGGGAACTTTGTCAGGCGCTCAATAAGAATCAAGGGGAGGCGCGCGTCATGGATGAAGCACTGGACCTGCTCTGTGTCGTGTGGCGTTTCTGCCGCGGGGACTGGAGGCAGGGAAAGTGATACTCTTTCTTGTCAAGGCTGCCTGCGTCTTCTTTTTCGCGGCCCTTCTCTGGCCTTTGCTGTGCCTGGTCTTCCGTGATCGGCCGTAAGGCGGCCCGTAAAGGGGTCGATCCCGACTCCTTATCCGTGGGGAGTGTCAAGTAGACTTTTCCAACAACATGAGTAAAAAATAGAAAGTATCGGTATACCGATTTAAATAAATTCAGGAGGAGCGAGATGAGCGAAGCCGCGTATCTCAAAGCGCTGAAGTTCACGTTCGCCCATGAAGGCGAGTACTCCAATGACCCGACAGACAGCGGCGGCCCAACTAAGTGGGGGGTAAGCCAGCAGTCTGTGAATGACATGCTGGTCTCGGACTCCGCCTTTCTGCGCTCTATTGGCATCAGCTCGTCTTCGGTAGCCTCGATGAAACAGATCACTAGAGACCAGGCTGCAGCCATCTTCCGCCATGAGCACTGGGAGCCGCTCAGGTGCGACGCTATGCCTGACAGTATCGCTATCGCCGTTTTCGATTTTGGAATGAACGCCGGGAATCACCAGTCCATCCGCACGCTCCAGCGGGCCTTTAACCGGACCCATGTCGGAGAAGGGCTCCTTTCCGTCGATGGCTACATCGGCCCGAAGACGCTAATGGCGGCCGCACAGATGGATAACGCAAGGGATATCCGGCTCCTTCTCGATGCGAGGCAGGATTTTTACGATGGCCTTGTAGCTAAGAATTACCGGAAGTACAGCCCCTTCATCCGTGGATGGACAAAGCGGGTCAATGACCTCCGGAAATTCTTGGGGGTGTAATGGGACGTATTTTTATTTCAGGCTGTATTGCCATCCTGATCTGCGCCCTCGCCGCTCTGTGGTCGAATCTCCGTGAGACACGGCAGGAGCTCGAGGCATGCAGGGCTGAGCTCGGAGCGGTGCAGGAGCAAAAAGAGATGCTGGCCGACGCTATTAAGGCAAGGAGAGAAGCTGATGAGCAGGCCGATAAAAGAACTTCCCAGACAGAGCAGGCTCTGGACCGTAATCGCGACTGGTCTCAGTGTCCTCTTCCTGATGACATCGTGCGCTCCCTCAACGAAGCCTGTATGTCCGGCGCCGCCTCTGGCTCTGCTAGAGCCCATTGAGCTGCCCGACCGCAGCCAGGCTAAGACGCAGGGCGACCTCGTCAGGCTGCTCGTGGAGGACCAGAACGCCATCGAGCGGAAGAACGCCAACCTCGGCGTTCTCAGGGAGTACTACTCAAAGTGATGCCGCCGTCCTCCAGCACCCTGTCCGTCGACTGGGCCTACTATGTGCAGACGCTCTCGAGCGGCGGATATATTAAGGGCCTGATTGCCTGCTGTACCTGGTTCGCATCTCTGACCGGTATAGCCATAGAGGTGTATGCCATCTGCCTCTGCCTGTGTGTGGTGGATATGGTGCTGGGTACCTACGCCGCCATCAGGCAGGGGAGGTTCTCCCTGCGTATCTTCCAGCGCGGCGTCATGAAGTTCATCGTTTATGGCGTGTACATCCTCGTCGCCGCAGCTGTGCAGATTGTCATATCGAAGACGATAAGCATAGATGTGCCGATGGTCGGATGGATTATCGCGTATCTTGGCGCCAATGATGCCTTGTCAATCATGGCGAACGCAAGGAATCTTGGGTGGCCGATGCCTAAGCTATTCCAGACTATTATTGTTCGCGTAACTCATGGTGTTGAGAAGCAGGCGATGAGCGCTCTAGATGCAATAGACACAAAAGATACAGACGAACACAAGGGATACTGCAATGGCAAAAAGCGCTGACGCATGGGGGAGGGGCGGTCATATCTTTACCGCCTTTCGCTTCTAGACCGGACTTGCACTCGAAAATTCTTTTTTGGTCATTTTTTAGGGGTAATATGGGCAAAAACAGCTGGATGTACGGGGCCGCATGGCAGCAGGCGAGAGCCGACTATCTGACGAGACACCCGTTCTGCGCCATGTGCGGGAAACCGCTCCGTGGAGCTGACGCCATTGTCGACCATATCAGGCCCCACCATGGGGACTGGACTCTCTTCTGGGATGAGTCTAACTGGCAGGCCCTCTGCAAGCGATGCCACGACGCCCACAAGCAGAGACAGGAGCATGGGGGGATCATCGGAGGATGTGACGCCAGCGGCATGCCCACTGACCCGATGCATCCATGGAATGAGGAGGCTCGCAATGGGACGACGAGGTAAGGCTGGGGAGCTGGAAAGATGCCTCTCTGGCGGCAGAGCGGCGAAAGCTCATCCCGCCCCCAAGGTGCTTCAGAAAACAGGCCGCGCGCTGTGGAAAAATATAGTGGCGGCGTACCCTGACGACTATTTCAGGGCCGGGGACTGGCCGCTCCTGCAGTCCTACTGCCAGGAATTTGAGCGCCACGAGGAGGCGCAGCGGCATCTTCTCGAGGAGGGCGCCGTTATCCCAACAGCCAGCGGCGGCATGAGACGGTCTCCGTGGCATGACGTGCTTGTGGCGTCCATCAACGCCATGACGGCCATCGCAACCAAGCTCCGTCTGTGCGCCAATTCCCGGGTAGACAGGAAGGTCAGGGGGCTCGGAGACGCCAATATCGTGAAGGAGAAGGGCCGGTCGGGGCTCATGTTTGGCGATTTCCCGGACAAGACTGACAGGACCAGCGTGCAGTGATGGACAGGGCAGATCGGGTTATCGCTTTCATCGAGACGCTCAAAACGCCTGACGGCAGGGACGTGGGGAAGCCTATTGTGCTGCGCCCCTGGCAGAAGGACATCCTGCACCAGGTCTACGGCCCTGTTGGTCATGACGGGCGGCGCATCTGCCGTCAGGCCATTCTGTCTCTCGCGAGAAAAAACGGCAAAACCGCGATTGTGGCCGGGCTCTGCCTTGCTCACCTCTGCGGGCCGGAAGCGATCAGGAACGGCCAGCTCTACTCAGTGGCCTTTGACCGCGAGCAGGCCGCCATCATCTTCAAATACATGGCCGCCATGGTGTACGCCGATGAAGAGCTCTCCGCGCGCCTCAATGTTGTGGAATCGAGGAAACGTATCCTCGACCCCATATCCGGCTCCGAGTATCAGGCCCTCTCCGCAGAGACCCGCGGGAAACATGGCAAATCAAGCTCGTTCATCGTGTTTGACGAGCTGGCGCAGTTCGGGGCTGACCGTGAGCTCTACGATGTCATGATGACCTCGCGCGGCGCTCATGCCGAGCCCATGGTGTGGGTCATCTCTACTCAGGCGGCATCGGATACGGCCGTGCTCTCCGAGCTCATCGACTACGGGGAGAAGGTCAACCGCGGAGAGATAGACGACCCCAAGACCAAGTGCTTCTGCTTCACGGTTCCCATGGCCGATGACCCGTGGGATGAGGCCAACTGGAAGAAGTCAAACCCGGCTCTCGGTGATTTTAGATCCCTCGATGAGATGAGAGAGACGGCCGAAAGGGCGAAGCGTATCCCCTCGGCCGAGGCGGCATTCCGCAATCTTTACCTAAATCAGAGGGTGGATGGCGCGGCGCATTTTATCACGCCCGCGGTCTGGAAGCATAACGGCGGCGAACCTGACCTATCCCTCTTCGAGGATCTGCCCGTCTATGCCGGCCTTGACCTGTCGGCCAAGAACGACCTCACCGCGCTGGTGCTGACATGCAGGGACGGGGCTGGTACCTGGCATGTCCTCCCGTATTTCTGGACTCCCCAAGAAGGGCTTGTGGACAGGGCAGAAAGGGACCGTACTCCATACGACGTGTGGGTGAAGCAGGGCTACCTCTATACGACACCCGGGCGGACGGTAGACTATGGCTTTGTCGCTCAGGAGATAAAAAAGCTCATGGGCCGTATGCACATAGCCGGCCTGAAGTTCGACCGCTGGCGGATTGACGATATGGTGCGGGAGCTCCGTGACGTGGGCGTCGAGGCCTATGTCGACGGCCGGGAAGAGGCGTACCCCGACGGCCTCAGGATGATCCAGCACGGGCAGGGCTTCAGGGATATGAATCCGGCCGTAGAGGCCTTAGAGGACGCTCTGGCCAACGGGAAGATCCGTCATGGCATGCATCCGGTGCTCACGATGTGCGCCAGCAATGTCCGTGTACAGCAGGACCCGTCGGGGAACCGCAAATTCGACAAAATAAAATCGACGGGACGAATCGACGGTATTGTGGCGCTCGCCATGGCTCTCAACGGGGCAGTCGGAGGGGAGCCTGAGAGAACAGAATTTTTCGCGGAGGCATGGTGAAATGTTCGATTTTTTCAGAAAAAAGCGGAAAAAAGAAACGAAAAGCGCGTCGTATGATGATTTGGTGATGAGTTACGGCATCGCCCAGTCCCATGCGGGGATCTACGTAACTCCATCGACAGCGCTGCAGTGTTCGACCGTCCTCGCGTGTGTCAGGACCATCGCCAACGGCATCGCTCAGGTCCCATTCCGCCTTGTGCAGCAGAAAGGCGAGGTAAGGAAGCCGGCGATGGCTCACCCCCTCTATGATTTGCTATATATGGCCCCCAATGAATGGCAGGACGCCTTTGAGTTCTGGCACATGGTGATGATGCACCTCACCCTGACGGGCAACGCCTACATCTGGATCAACCGTCTTCCTGACGGGCGCATCGCCGAGCTCCTGCCGTATCCTCCAGGCTCTGTCTCCATCCAGCGTGATGGCTGGGAGGTGCAGTACTCCATCACCCTGCAGGACAAGACGTACATCACCGTCCCCCAGACAGACATGTGGCACATCAGGTGGCTCGCGTGGGACGGCGTGTGCGGACTGAATGCTGTAGCTATGGCCAGAGAGGCCGTCGGTCTCGCTCTGTCACTTGACGCACACGGGGCGACGTCATTTAAAAACGGAAGCCGTCTCTCAGGATTTCTTTCTGTGGCCCAGCGCCTTGATGAGCAGCAGCGCAAAAGTCTCCGTCAGGCATGGGAAGAGGCTTTCGGCGGTGCTGAGAACTCGGGGAAGATTGCCGTTCTCGGAGCTGATATGAAGTATCAGCAGCTTCAGGCGACGAATGATGTATCTCAGTATGATCAGACGCGAAGGTATCAGGTCGAAGAGATATGCCGCGCATTTGGGGTTGATCCTGTTATGATCGGCTATTCTGACAAGGCCGCCACATTCGCCTCAGTAGAGCAGAAGAGCATACAGCATATTGTCTACTGCCTCGGGCCATGGTATTCTTGCATCGAGAAAAGCGCTGATAGGTGGCTTCTTACAGCCAAGGAACGACGTCTTGGATACTACTTTAAGTTCAACGTCAACGCACTGCTTCGAGGCGCAAGCGCAGACAGGGCGAGCTTCTACACCCAGCTTTACAATATCGGCGCAATCAGTCCGAACGAAATACGCGAGCTCGAGGACATGAATCCATATGAAGGCGGAGACGAATACCGCGTTCCGCTCAACATGGAAGAGCCGGGGAAAAATACAGAGGAAGGAGACGAAGATGCTTCTCAGGACCAGGATAGGATGTGAAATAAAGGCCGCCGGGGCCCCCGACGCGCCTGAGATGACCTTCTCCGGATATGGCTCCGTTTTCGGGGTCCTCGACGCCTATGATGACATCATCGAGCCCGGGGCCTTCTCTGCTACGATTTCGCAATTCAAGTCCTCGGGAGTCTGGCCGGCTATGCTCGCCCAGCATGGCGGATGGGGTATTACCTCGCAGGATATGACTCCCGTCGGCGTCTGGACAGAGATGAAGGAAGACGAGCGCGGTCTTTACGTGGAAGGCAAGCTCGCCGATACGCCGAGAGGCCGCGAATTCTACACGCTTATGAAGATGACGCCGAGGCCGGCTATCAACGGCCTGTCCATCGGCTTTTACGCCAGAGACTTCAAAGACGAAAAGGTTGACGGGAAACGCATCAGGCACATCACTAATGTTGACCTGGTTGAGCTTTCCCTCGTCACTTTTCCGGCTAACGGCGATGCCAGAGTCGAAGGCATAAAAAGCGGCCAGCGTGCCTCTATACGCGACGCCGAGAGGGCCCTGCGGGAAGCGGGCTTCTCCAGGAGTGAAGCGAAGAGCATTCTTGCCGGTGGGTATAAGTCCCTGTCCCTGCGGGATGCCGGAGACGGAGATGCCGAAATAGCCGCGCTTCTGCGGCGTAACATTTCCGCCCTGAAGGGCGAGGAGAATTAAAAATGTCTGACGAAATCAGAGAACTTATTGAACAGCAGGGAAAGGCCTTCGAGGAATTCAGGAAGTCGAACGACGAGCGCCTCGCGGCCATTGAAAAGGACGAGGCTCGTTCCGAGCTGGAAGAGAAGACCGACCGCATCAATGATGAACTCGGCCGTCTCTCCGCTGCCGTGGATGAGCTCGCCAAAAAGGCGAACCGCCCCGGTGCTCCCGGAGCAGAAGGAGACGAAGCCCTGCAGGCCGAGCATAAAACCGCATGGCTGAAATGGGTGCGCAAGGGCGACGATGACGGACTCGCTGACATCGAGCGTAAGGCCATGAATGTCGGTACTCCGGCTGATGGCGGATACGCTGTCCCCATCCAGCAGGACCGTGACATCATGCGTCTGCTGACTGACCTTTCTCCCATGCGCCAGGTGTGCAGGGTCATGACTGTCGGTACAGAGGACTACCGTAAGCTCGTCAACCTCGGGGGCACCGCTTCCGGCTGGGTGGGCGAGACTGACGCCCGTCCCGCTACTGCCGGCCCGACTCTGGCGCAGCTGAAGCCTTCCTTCGGCGAGCTCTACGCCAACCCTGAAGTCACGCAGAAGGCCCTTGATGACATCTTCTTCAATGTGGAGGGTGAGCTTTCGCAGGACATCTCCGAGTCTTTCGCCGTACTCGAGGGGAAGGCCTTCCTGTCCGGCACCGGCACAAATCAGCCCGTGGGTCTGCTGACGGCCAAGACCTCCACCGAAGCTGACTCCGCCAGAGCCTTCGGAACCGTGCAGCACATCGCAACCGGCGTTGCGGATAACTTCCCTGCCAAGGATCCGGCCGATATTCTCATCGACCTCATCTACTCCATGAAGGCCGGATACCGTACCGGCGCCCAGTTCATGGTGAACAGCATGACCCTCGCCACCATGCGCAAATGGAAGGACGGGCAGGGCAACTACATCTGGCAGCCGGCCATGCAGAACGGCCAACCCGGCTCCATCTTCGGCTATGGGTATGTCACGAACGAGGATATGCCCTCCGCTGGTGCCGGCGCCATCCCGGTTGTCTTCGCTAATTTCCAGCAGGCCTACATTATCTTCGATCGCGTGGGCATCAGGTCCCTGAGAGATCCCTACACCAATAAACCTTTTGTTGGGTTCTACACTACGAAGAGGGTTGGCTCGATGATCGCCAACACTCAGGCAGTCAAATTCCTGAAGTGTGCGGCCTAGCCTATGCCGGTCAGACTGACAAGGCCGTGGCGGTACTGGCATCGCGGGTGTATCCCCGTGGACTATGAGGCCGGTACCGTCATCGAGGATGACGAGGTGGCTAAGGTGGCCCTGCAGTGCGGGGCCGCCGTCCCCTTCCCGGCTCCACGGGAGACGAAAAAAGCGGAGAAGAAGCGGTGAATATGACGTATGTTCCTCTCGCGGATGCCGGCCCGCTGGTCGAGCTCTCTGACATGAAGCTCTTCCTGCGTGTGGATACCACGGAAGAAGACAGCCTTATTACGAGTCTGGTTCTTTCTGCCGGCGCTGAAGCTGAGGACATCACGCACAGGGTGCTCGCCCCGAGAGACTACCTCATCACATGTGATGGCGGCCTCACGGAGGCTGTGACCCTGCCGCTCATCCCCTGTTCGTCCGTCGTGGTTCTGGCGGACGAGGCCGGAACGACGGCCGTCGATGCCTCCCTGTACTCCCTGGAGCTTTCTTCCAGCCGTCCGGCGGGGGAAGCGGATGCCGTCACCGTGGTCCCTGGTGATGATTTCCCCGCCGGCACGGTCTGGCTGAAGGCGTCCTGTGGGTACGCCAGCGTGCCCGAGCCCATAAAGCAGTGGGTCAGGGTGCGCGTGGCCACGCTCTACGAGCAGCGTGAGAACTTCACAATCGGAACGAACTTCCAGGAGTTCTCGCATTCGTTCGCCGATAGTCTGCTGGACGGCTACGTCATCCACGGGGGGTTCTGATGAGGATCGGGACGCTCCGCCACAGGGTGACGCTGCAGGAGTACGTGAAGGGGAAGGACGCCTACGGCGGCATGACCCAGGAGTGGGTAGAGCGTGGCACCGTATGGGCATCCTTCGAGGCCATGAGCGGGTCGGAGTTTTTCGCCTCGCAGCAGGCTCAGTCTCAGGTCACGCAGCGGGTCCGCATCCGCTACCGTGACGGGATGAGAAGCCTGTCATGGCGCCTCTGCACTCAGGACGGGAGAATATACAACATTGTCTCAATCCTGCCAGACAACACACATCAGGCTATGGTGCTGATGTGTCAGGAGGTGTCTCATGAGCAGGCTGTATAGCGGGAACCACTCCTGGATAGAGATGTCCGACGCCGACATTCAGGCCATGGTCAGGAGCGTACAGCCTGACGTGGACAGGATCCTCGAGGCTGTAGCGGGTCAGGTCGCCTCGGCGGCCGCGGCCAGCACGGCCTTCAGGGACGGAAGCCAGAAGACACGGCATCAGGCGCTTCGCCGGAGTATCCGTGTCAAAAAGTCCCGGTACGAGCTGGGGGGATACATCGTCCAGGCTACGGCGCCGCACGCGCACCTCGTGGAGTTCGGCCACGCCATGGTCACGCATGACGGCAGGGTGGTCGGTCATGTGCCGGCGCACTCCTTCCTCCGGCGTGCCAAGAGGAGCGTCCTCGCGCGACTCGGGAGGGTGAAGCTGTCATGAGCCTGACCGGAGCTGACTTCGAGGCCGTCTTTCTCTCGGCCCTTCAGAACAACGACGCCCTGAAGGCTCTTGTTGGAGACAAGGTCTTCGCCCTGATCATCCCCGATGGCACGCATCTCCCGTGCGTGACCTTCCAGCGCATCAGCGGCACGCCAGCCAACACCTTGGGGGGACGTTCAGGCCTCGAGGAGATCGAGATGCAGGTCGATGTCTGGGCGCGCACCTACGCAGAGGCCAAGGCCGTGACGAAGGCCGTCAGGGACGCTGTGCCCGCGAGAGGTGCCGTCTTCGGCGCTCATCTCATACAGGACAGCGACACATATGAATCCGAAACAAATTATTACCGCATCACTATGGAATATACCTGTTGGATTCTGGAGGAATAGAAATGGCAATCGAAAAGATAGCCCGAGGATATAAGACAGAGTGCCTGATGGACTTCGAGGAGTCCTTTGGTCAGGCGCCTGAAACGCATGGCGGGGTCATCCTGCCGATTAACAGTTTCAAATTGACGGTGAACAGGGCAAAAAACAGCGCCAAGACGCTGATCGGACGCCGTGACCCAGTGGAGCCCTTTGACGGCAACGTTGAGACGTCCGGCGACATCGAGGTGCCCGTGGACGCCAGAGCCTTTGGGTGGTGGCTCAGCAACCTCTTCGGGAGGCCCGTGACAAGCGGCGATGCCGCTCCGTACACGCATATTTTCCAGCCCAAAGAGGAGTCTCCCTCGACTGTGCTCCAGTGCTCTTACGGTACCGAGCCGGAGACTTTTGGCCTGTACTCAGGATGTAAGGTGAGCCAGCTCCAGCTTTCCGCCGGCGGAGACGACGAGCTGACCGCCACTATCACCATGGCCGGCCAGATCGGGACATTTTCCCAGACCAACTACAATGACAAGGCCGCTCCCGTGACGTTAAAGCGATTCTCTAACTTTCAGGCCGCCCTAAAGCGTGACGGGAAGGAATTCGCGGTCTGCACGGCCTTCAGCTTTACCTTCGACAACGGACTCGACACGGATACCCGCACTCTCGGATCTCAGGGGAAGCTCTACGACATCCCCGAGGGCATCATGTCCGTCACCGGCTCCGTCACCTGCCTCTTCACGTCGCTGGCCATGCTTGAGGAGGCCCAGACGTCGAAGGAGATGGCGCTGGAGCTGACCTTCTCCATAGATGAAAACACCTCGCTCTCCTTCCTTCTCCCCGAAGTGCAGATTCAGTACCAGGGCCCGACCGTGGAGGGGCCGACTGGCATTAAAGTCGAGTATCCCTTCGTTGCCTACTACAATGACTCCACGGACAACACTGTCTGCAAGGTGACGCTGAAGAACGACGTCGCCTCTTACGCTGACTAAGGAGGAACCCAATGAGAGAAGTAAAGCTGTCTACTGGAGAAACGGTTGTCGTCCGTCCTCTGTCAGGAAAAGATGTCCGCGAGCTCGACGCTCTGCCGAAAGCTACGGACTGGAGCCTCCTTTGGGAGACCCTCCGCAGGGCCGGATTTTCGCAGGAACAGCTTGACGAGCTCCCCTTCCCCGACGTCCTCGCCATCAACCGGGGTGTGTCAGCCGAGACATACGGCCTCAGGGAAGAAGAAAAAAACTAGCATCCCTCTGGGAGTGGCTCTCCGGTGATGGCGCGGAGTTCTGCGACACGTGCCGGAAGGCCGCCCGCCAGAGGGGAAGCGAGTGCCACTGCGCTGACTGCGACGGCCGCCCGCCGGAGCTCCTCCCGGGCAATGAGGAGGCATGGGAGCTGCTCATGGCGGGGGCTACGCAGATACGTACAGGCTTTGGGGGGACGATCGGATTTGACTATGTGGCCCTCAAGACTCTTGCCGATGACTTCGGGTTCGAGACGAGCCCGGCATTCTGGCGGAAGGTCAGGGCCGTTGAGAGCGTCATCAGGAAGAACGAGGCCCGAGCCGCCAGCAGGCGGAAGACTACCTCTTGATTACCTTCTGCTCCTCGAAGTTCACGAGGTAGTCGACCGTGCCGGTCCCCCCGCGGTACTCGATGCACCGGACCTCATAGTAGTCGGGAACCTCCAGCTTATGGACGCTGACGACCCTGGCGCAGAGGTTTCCGGTCAGATTAATGAACAAGCGAAGAGCTTTGTCTGTGTTGTCCTCAGCAAAGGCCATAGATGGCAATGCCAGGAGGATGAGAGAGATGATGATTTTTTTCATGGGATACTCCTTTAAAGCTAAGGTGAAGTGATGGCAGGAGCCATATACGTAGCGGTCAGGGGCGACTACACGCAGTTCCAAAAAGACCTAGCCCGTGTCCGCGGCATCGCCAGAGAGAACGGTCTTGCCATCTCCAACGCTCTAAATAACGCCATTACGCCGACGCAGGCAATCTCCGGGCTGACGAAGCTGTCGTCAGCCATAAAGCGTGTCCGGACGCAGTCCACCAGCTCTTTCAGGCCTGCAATCAGCGGACTTGATGAGCTCGCCCAGAAAGCCGGCACGAGCGCGTCCCAGATGGAGAAGCTCTCGCAGGCGATGCTCAGGACGGCCCAGCAGAACCAGCTGGCGAAAGCCTACGCCGACATCCAGAAGCAGACCGGTTACAGCAATCTGCAGATGGCGAAGTTCAAGGCCAGCATCGGCGACGTGTCCGGAGCTATGAAGTCCATGGGCGCGGCGTTCGGCGCGGCGAAGCTCGCTATCGGCGGGGCGGCGGCCGGTCTCCTTACCTTCCAGAAAGCGGCAATCGAGTCGCAGATGGAGCTGGAGAAGCTCCAGACGTCCTACCAGACTATTTTCGGAGAGGGCGGAGGGGCCCAGCTCGATTTTGTGAAGAACGAGCTCAACAGCGTCGGTCAGCAGTTCCGCTCCGGCGCCGAGGCGGCCAAGACATTTTTTGCCGCGGGCATGAACTCGAGCCTCGCCCCGCAGGTGAACGGCATCTTCAGGGCCTTCACCGACGCTGGCGCGGCTATGCAGCTGTCCGGCGATGAGATGAGCCGTGTGTTCCTGGCCCTTGGCCAGATGATGTCGAAGGGTAAGGTCCAGGCGGAAGAACTACGTGGACAGCTGGGTGAAGCTCTCCCCGGCGCTTTCCAGCTGGCGGCTGACGCGATGGGGATGACCACCGCCCAGCTCGACAAGTTCATGGCTGACGGGAATCTGACCGCAGAAGACCTTCTCCCGAAGCTGGCCGCCGCTCTGGAGGAGAAGTACTCCGAATCGGCCAAGAGGGCCGCGGATACGACCCAGGGAAAACTTAACCAAATGCTGAATGCCTGGGAGGAATACAAGGCCAGACTGGCGGCATCCGGTCCGGCAAGGCATATCATTCAGTTCGTGACCGAGTACCTGACGGCCCGCAACGACGAGGCCGCCGCGGCCGAGAAAGAGTCTTCCCAGAACGCCCGCCTCGCTTCTCAGGGGGCGAAGAAGCACCCCATACTCGACGAGAACGGCGTCCTTGTGGGGTACGGGTACACGCAGCAGCAGCGCGCGGGGCTCGACCAGCAGGACGCCGCCGCCAAGGCCAAAAAAGACGCTGAAGCCGCTGAAAAGCGGCGCAAAAAGCAGGAAGCGGACAAGCGGAGCGAGGAGCTCGCAAATATCCGCAAGGCCTCTCAGGACGTCTTCGCTGGGACTGACGCCGGACGCAGGGCGAAACTTCGGGGGCAGATCGACGCCCTGCGCAGGTCGGACGCGCTCCTCTCCACAGCCGTGAAGAATGGCGAGCTCACCCAGGCTGACGCCGATGCCTACAGGAAGTCCGCGCATATCGGAGAGTCTGTCGCGTCACTGCAGGACCAGATTGCCAAGATAGGCGCATCTGGAGGGAAGGGTTCCGGGCACAAAAAGTCGCCCGCTGAGACGTTCGCAGAGAACAGCCAGCGCTACTCCGTCAACCTCGAGAAGATGCGCAACGAGGTGGAGGCGCTCCGGCAGGCCTCTGATCCCACGCTGACCACTTATGACCGGATGGCGGCGAAGATCAACGCGGAGAAGGAAGCGGCCATCAAAAATGCAGACGTCAAGGCTCAGGAGACCATCCGCCGCAAGGAGGCGACGGCCGCCCAGGCTGAAGAGATGGCGTCCCTTGAAAAGGAGCAGGCCTCGCTCAAGGCCCAGTCCGACCTCGACCAGCTCAGCAATCAGCACCTCAAGGAAAGGGCTGACTGGTACCGGGAGTACGCCGAGGAGTCTGGCGACTACGCCATGAGTCTCCAGCTTCAGAATGAGCTCATCGACAAGCAGGCCAAGGAGTGGGCCTCTCTGGGTATCCCCATGCAGGACGTGCAGAACCGCGTGGCTCTTCTGAAGGCCCAGCTTGATCAGAGTCCCCGTATGGCGCTGGCGCAGGCTCTCCGGCAGTACGGCGAAGAAGCAAAAGACTGGACAAAGTCCATGTCTGACGCCGTCTCGCAGGTTTTCGGGGGCATGGAGGACGCCCTGGCTAACTTCGTGACGACTGGTAAGCTGAGCTTCACCGACTTTGCTAACTCCGTCATCTCTGACCTTGCCAGAATCGCCATCAGGGCGAGCATCACCGGCCCGCTCTCCAGCATGCTGGGCGGGTTCTTCGGCGCCCCGACGGCTACGGCCAGCGCGAACGGCAATGTCTTCACTGGTATCGGCGACTACTCCGGCCAGATAGTCACGAGGCCGACGCTTTTCTCTTACAGTTCCCATCTCAAGGCTTTTGCCAGGGGCGGCGTTATGGGCGAGGCCGGGCCGGAAGCCGTCATGCCCCTCAGACGCATGAGCAATGGCCGGCTCGGTGTGGAGTCGTCCGGGAATGGAGTCAACGTTCCTATTAATATCGAAGTCGTGAATGAGACCGGTCAGGGCACGAAGGCGGAAGCCCGCCAGCAGAGGAACAACGACGGCGGCATGGACGTCACGGTCTACATCCGTCAGGTGGTGGCGCAGGACATCACGCGCGGCAACGGCGGCATGGTCGCTCAGGCCATACAGGGCGTGTACGGCGTGAAGCGCCAGCAGAGAGGAGCGTAGGATATGGCTCTCAGTCAGATCATGTGGCCCACAGATCTCCCGCAGGACCCGCTCATCGACGGGTACCAGCGGACTATGGGCAGAGATGTCATTACGTCAGAGTTTGACGTAGGCCCGAAGCGCCAGAGAAAGCGCTCATCCTCGGCTATGACGCAGATCCAGTGCTCCTATTTTCTCCGCAGGAGCCAGCGCCGCTCTTTTGAAGAGTTTGCGAAGCTTGTCGAAGGAAGGTCCTTCTGGTGGCCCGATCCGGAGGACAGCTTCAAGTATAAGTACTGCCGATTTGCCGAGGCCCCTGTCGTGAAGCCGAGGGACGGTATCCACTATCAGATCGACCTCAGGCTCGAGATGTGGCCATACATAGAGAAGGGGACGGATGGGACAACAGGGACGTCGGACACTACGGGTACATCCGGCAGTGGGACGTCGGGGAGCTAGCACATGGCCAACATTATCACCTCAGAAGAATATAAGAAGTGGGTAAAAGAGTACGACTCCGATGACCCGCTGGTGGTGCTCATGACCATCACGCACCCGACGCTGTCAGAGCCGGTGCGCATCTCGAGTGACGCCACGAAATTCATCCAGCTCGACAGCGAGACGCAGGAGCCAGTCTACGGGACTGTATCCCGGGACAACACCTACTACGCTCTCCCGTTCCGCTTCATCCTGCCTGACCAGCCAGAGACGACGGACTCTTCCGTCCGGGCCACGCTGGCCATCGACAACGTCAACCGTGACTACACGGCTCTCATCCGCAACATCGACGTCAGCCCGACGCTGACTATCGAGCTGTGCTTCGCATCCGCTCCGGACACCATCATCGAGACTCTTCCAGTCATGATGATAGAGGACATCGAGTACGACGTGCGCACTATCAACTTGCAGCTTACTATAGATGACCCGCGGGTACAGACCTTCCCAGCCCTGCAGTTTTATCCGTCCCGGTTCCCCGGGCTGTTTTCCTAGGAGTTCGCTATGCTTTGGTGGGAAAAGTATGTGGGCATTCCCTTTAAGGCCATGGGTAGAGATGAGTCCGGAGTTGACTGCGTCGGGCTCGGCATCCTGATGATGCGGAGAGAGAAGGGCGTCACGGTGGATGACACTGCCCTGACGTACACGGCGGCGGAGATGCGCCACTTCCGCTCCCTCCACCGTATAGACGCGCTCATCCAGTCAGGCCTCAGCCAGTGGCATGACATCGGGGACGATATGCCGCACCCTCTCGATCTGGCTCTCTACACGGTGCATGGCATCGAGTGTCACGCCGCCATGGTCATAGATACGGGGCACGTTCTCCACGTGGAGGAGCGGCACTGCGTGCATGTGGCCCCGCTCCACATCCCCGGCTACGTCCTCACGAGGATCCTCAGACATGCGACCCAGATGTAATCTTCCGGCTATTCCGGGCAAAAAAGTTTTTCCCCTGAAGCCCGTGGCGGTTCGTGTCCGGCCGTCCCTCATGCGTATGGACGTCTTCACGGCCAGCGTCATGCCCGGAATGAACGTCATGGAAGGGCTCCGTCTGGCATGCCGACAGACAGGCACCCCTATCGGCATAGTCCGCATGGCGCGGGTGTTCGTCAACGGGGCTCCAGTCCCCAGAGAGAGCTGGTGCACGACATATCTCCGCCAGGGGGACTATGTCTCCGTGTCAGCTCCTCTTGCCGGCGGCGGTGGCGGAGGCGGAGGGAAGAACCCCATGCGCATGATCCTCTCTATCGCTGTCATCGCTGTGGCGGCGGCCGCTACGTGGTGGGTCGGCGGCGCGGGCGGATGGAGCTTCGGCATTCTTCCGACTCTGCATCTCGGGGCTGTGGCCGGAGCCGTGGCAGGCGGCCTTGTCCTCATGGGCGGCATGCTCCTCGTGAACGCACTCTGTCCCGTCAGCACGCCGAAGCTCTCAGGGGCCAAGGACAGCGAGACGGCTCAGAAGATATGGTCCATCGATGGAGCCCAGAATAAGACGGATCCCTACGGTCCTGTCCCCACGGTGCTTGGCCGTGTGCGGTTCGCTCCGAGGTTCGCCGCCCAGAGCTACAGCGTGCTCTCGGGTAACGACCAGTACGTCCGCTATCTCTTCGTCGCCTCGACCGGCGACTGTACCGTAGCCAACCCGAGGCTCGGGGACACCAGCCTCTGGAACTACCAGGGGGCGGAGTGGCGCGTTCACAGAAACTGGACTGGCGGGAGCCTGGAATGGTTTGGCGCAGCGGCAACATCGGAGAGCTTTAATCTGGCCATGAAGAATTCCGTGGGCTGGCAGACGAGGACGACAGCCAAGGACTGCACCCACGCCCAGCTCATTCTCATATTCGATAACGGCCTGAAGCATATCGACAGTGAAGGCAACGGCTCTGCCGTATCCGTGGATGTGGAGTGCAGGTACAGGGCTGTCGGATCCTCTGGCTGGACGACGTCCGGCTACCACTACGAGGGATGCACCATCAACCCGATGCGGCGCTCCATAGATCTGTGGCTCCCTGCCGGCCAGTACGAGATAGGGCTCAGGCGGGTGACGCCTGACTCTGACTCCGAGAGCACCAGAGAGACGACGAGAGACACCTTCACCTGGTCCGCTCTCCAGAGCTTCAGGGCTAAGCCGGCAGTGGTTGGGGACTCCAGACATCCCATGACGCTTATCGAGCTCTCGCTCAAGGCCACGGAGCAGCTCAACGGAAATGTTGACGAGTTCAATGTGGAGTGCTGCAGTCTTGCCCCCGTCCCTGACGGCGACGGCTGGAAGTGGGCAGAGACCTCGAATCCGGCATCGCTCTTCATGCGGGTGATGACGGGAACGGATATATCGAAGCCGTGCGCGTGGGGTGACCTCGACATCTCGGCCTGTAAAAATTTCTATACATGGTGTGAAAAGATGGGCTGGCGGTATAACGCCCTCCTCACCTCGAAGACAAATGCCGGCGAGGTCGTGCACAACATCCTTTCGGCTGGACGCGGCTCCTACGCTCTCCTGAATGGCCATGGCGTCATCTACGATGACCCCGACGCTCCCGTGGTGGACATGCTCACGCAGCGCAACTCCTGGGGATTTCAGGCGAAGAAGTCTCTCGTCTTCGAGAAGGTGCACGGCCTGCGGATGCGCTTCCTCAATGAGCAGAAAGACTATCAGGAAGACGAGCGTGTCGTTTACGACGACGGCTACAACGACAGCAACGCGACTAATGTCATCGAGTTTGAACAGGATGGCGTGACCAACCCAGACCTTATCTGGAAGCATGGCCGTCTCAGGCTCGCCGAGATGCGCCTGCGGCCGGAGACCTACACCGTGACCGTGGAAGCGGAGTCCGTCACGCTGCGCCGCGGGGATAAGGTGCGCCTTATCCATGACGCTACCTTCTGGGGGGTGACCTCAGCCGCGATAACGAAAGTCAATCTTAATGACGACAAGCTCATCGAGAGCATCGAGCTCGATGACTACTGCCCCATGGACGCGGAGAAGAGCTACGGCATCCGCGTCACGAACTATAAGGCCACGGACGCCTACTACTCCGTCCGGACTGTAGCCGCGGCTGAGACGAGGGTGCTGGCCTTATCCACGCCCGTAGACCCAGATGTGACGGGTATATCCGTCGGTGACATCGTGGGCTTCGGGGTCACGACCTCTGTGGGCGCTGAGTGTATCGTCCTGTCCGTCACTCCCGCAGAGAACTTCTGCGCGACCATAACGCTCTGCGACGCCGCCACGAATATCTACCAGTCCATCTGGGGGAGTATCCCGGCGTGGAACAGCCAGATTACCACGGCGACCCGTTATCAGGTAGGCAGACCCAAACCTCCGTCCATCCTCGGTATCGTCTCTGACGAGATGGTGCTGCGCCGCAATGCCGACGGCTCGCTGTCCCCCCAGATGTCCGTGACCTTCCTTCTTCCTGATCAGCCTACCGACGTACATGTCTCGAGCGTCATACTCTCTGTCCGCAGGGCTGACAGCGAAGACCAGTGGGACGTGTACACCTCCACCGACATCCGCGGGGACACCTGCAGCATACTCGATCCGTCAGTCGATGAGGGCGTCGACTATGACGTCAAGGGCCAGCTGAGCACCACGACCGGCATCCTGTCCGACTTTTCTACGACCGTGCGCCACAAGGTCATCGGCAAGACGAATCCTCCTCCGGACGTGCAGGGGCTCGTCCTCTCTCTGGAGGCTCCGGCCGGTATCCGTGTGTCATGGTCTGATGTGGGCGTCCTCGACCTCGACCACTACGATGTGACCGGGCTCAATGGCGGCAGGACTATCGCCACAAGTATGATATGCCCCGCTCCGCAGACTGTGGGGACAGTGCCCTACAGTGTCGTGGCCGTGGATACGGGTGGCCGTAAGTCCCGCACCCCGGCCACAGCGTCTATCCAGATCTATCCACCCGCCGCCCCAGATCTCGACGGAAGCATCATCGATAACCTGCTCCATGTCGTGTGGCAGGACTGCTCCACATCGTGGCCCGTCCGGCGGTATTTCGTGCATGACATAAGCAAGGACACGACGGACGAGGTGCTGACTACACGCTGGCCCATGCCTACCCGTGTACCAGGAGTGTACGAGTTCGCCGTCTATGCCGAAGACATCTTCGGCAACGTGGGTGGGGTCACTACGGAGAGCATCACGGTACCTGGTATCGGTACGCCAGCACCCAAAGTCGAGGTGGACGGCACGCAGTGCGTCATCGTCTGGGAGCAGGTCACGTCCCCTTTCGAGCTCTCGTACTATGAGGTGAAGGACGCCGAAGGCAAAACTCTGGACAAGATCAAGTCCAACTCCTACCGCTTCACTGCCCCAGCCTCGGGCGTCCTCGGATACCGTGTCAGAGCCGTGGACATAGCGGGGAACATGTCCGCGTGGGGAGAAGTGAGCTTTGACCTTTCCGGCCCCTCGACGCCGGCCCCTGTCGTCAGCGTGGTGGAAGACCATGTGGAGGTATCGTGGGCGACGCCTCTGTCTATGCTCCCTATCACGGGGTACGACATCGTGAGGCAGTGGGACGAGACGAGAGATGACGGCACTGTCGAGACGAGGGAGTATGACTACGGCCGTATCCTCGGCACCAAGATCTCAGAGGCGAAGATGACCGTAGGCACGCACACCTTCATGGTCAGGGCCGTGGACTCGTCCGGTAATCTGTCGGAGTGGGGGACGGCCGACATTCTCGTCCGCGCGCCGGGCAAGGTCACATTCTCCGGATGTTATCCTCTGGACAACAACGCGATGCTCTACTGGACAGAGCCAAAGCGTGGCACTTTCCCGGTAGACCGCTATCTTTTCGGCCGGGTGGATCAGGACGGGTACGACGTCCAGCTCGGCTACACCTCGGCCCTCTTCACGACAATCGTCGAAACAAAAGGCGGCGACTATACGTACTGGGTCGTCCCCATAGACACGGCCGGCAACCACGGCGCCAGAGAGATCGTCACGCTCTCCATCACTCAGCCTCCGGAGTTCCGTCTCTACTACGATGTGGACAGCACTTTCTCCGGCACGCGGAAAAACATGCTCCTCGACGGTAAAGGGGCCATGGTCGGCCCGTACACGGATCAGACGTGGGCGGAGAACTGCCAGACCGTGGCAGGCAGGATCGGATCTGACGCTGACGCCGTGACGTGGCAGTCGAAGATCGACCACGGCTTCAACGGCTACCTCTCTCCGTATATGACGCCCGCCGTGGATGGCACATACACAGACGCCACGGGTACGTACTCTGACACGCAGGGGTACTATCAGGAGATCTTCGATGTGGGGGCCGTCATCCCCTCCTGCCGCGTGATCGTCACTCCGACGACTGAGACTATCGACGGCGAGCCCGTGGCCACATGCCGCATCGAGACGTCCACAGACCAGACGGAGTGGTCCGTGGCGGCGGAGGACGGATACGTGGGTATCACGGACGCCTTCCGCTATGTCAGGGTCATAATGACATGGACGCGTGGAGCCGTGGCCGTGAGAAATCTCCACCTTCAGGCGTCAATCAAGAAGAAGCAGGATTTCGGCTCCGTGTACGTCAGGGCCGACGATAACGCCGCCGGCTGGGAAGAGGATCCCATGCTCATGGGTAAGCAGGTGGACTTCAACGTCGACTTTCTAGACGTCGAGGAGCCGATCCATGTCTTTATGGCCGACAGCTCTACAGGCAAGACGCCCATCGTCATCTTCCGTGGCGAAGACAAGGAGCCATCCAGCTTCCGCGTCGTCGTCTACGACGTGGACGGGAGGCGGACTGACGGCCTCGTCCAGTGGCGGGCGCAGGGGGTATAGGGATGGCAGATCGTAAGTGCGATATGGTGCTGGCGACATCCGCCAGGTGGCGGGACACGCAGATCGACGCAGAGGCTCTCCGGTGGAACCCGGCGCGACAGACTTTTGAGCGCTGGGACGGTGCAGCGTGGGTACTGCTCTCTCCGACCTTCGACGCCTGCACTATATCGGGTAGTCCAGCGGATGGAGACAGCTCCGGCGCTCTGGCCTCTACCCACTGGGTGACAGAGATGGCTCGGGGGCTCGTTACTGTGGGTACGGATCAGACCATCACCGGAGCCAAGACCTTTACGGGCGCGGTCACCGTGCCTGTTCCAGCCGATGATGACAGCTCGGCCGCGCCCGCCACGACGTCTTACGTCACTGGGAAGATCGGCGCCGTACAGACACAGATCGCTGATGCACAGGGGCAGATCTCCGCCATTCAGACCAAGATTACGGCCCTAGATGCGCAAGACTCATCCCTCGAAGCCGAAATCGCCGCATTCCAGGAGCAGATCGATGACGCATATGCGGCACTTGAAGCGGAATATACAGCGAATGGGGGGACATTATAATGGCACACACGTTGAAAGAGACGATTGATCTTGCCGTCAAGACGGCTATTCTTCGCGCTCATCCTATCGGGAGTTACTATTTAACGGAAGGTACTGAAAATCCAAAGGATTTTATAGGGGGGGGAGTGGCAGAAGCTCCCGGGCATGTACGTTCTACAAAGCGCTGATGACAAGCATCCGGCCGGTACTACGGTTGAGGCTGGACTGCCTAACATTCTAGGCGGAGCTAATAACGCTCTTCAGACTTTCAGCTGGAGCAGCACTACGAATGCAGGACGTGGAGCTATCACATCTCTTCCTGTAGGGGACGGGGAAAGCAACATGGCCGGGGCGCATGGAAACGGGTATGGCGGAATATGGATAGAGTTTGACGCGTCAAAGTCTAATTCAATCTACGGCAAATCAGATACCGTCCAGCCTCCGGCACGAATTGTAAATGTATGGAAGAGGGTATCATGAGAAGTTTAAAAGAATATACGGTACTTCTTATTAAATCAATTAAGCTCCTAGGCTGGCCAGTTGGAAGTATATATACTTCCACCAAGCCCACGGACCCGCATGAACTCTTTGGCGGCACGTGGAAGCCGATACAGGATACTTTTCTGTGGTGCGCCGGCCCAAAGCATGCGGCCGGGACAACCGGCGGTGAAGAGACGCATACGCTGACGCTCGCCGAGAGCGTGAAACACGGCCATAATGTGTATGTGTATACGGGAAGTAATCCTTCTGATGGCACGGTGGCGCACCACTGGTCTGCTGATGGTACTACCGCCGAGGTGGCTCCGAATGGAGCGACCTTCAGTCACACATGGTGCTCAGGCAACTTCAAGACATGGGGCAATACAATAATGACAGGCGGCGGCGATCCTTCAGGCACGACGAATGCTCTGGGCGGAAATCAGCCGCACAACAACATGCCGCCATTCAGGGCTGTGTATTGCTGGCACAGAATTGCGTAACTAATGCATTGGAGAACAGATAATGGCCGCAGATTTTGCAAGACCGAACATCGGAAATAAAATCAAAGAAGACGTCCCGGGGATGGCAGACATCCTTCAGGCGCTCGCTACAGGCGCCCTGTCCGGCACGGTGAACACCCCTACGGGAGCTCTCAACTACTATGTAGACGGAAGTAATACACTCAAAATCCAACGCCTTGACGCCTCCGGTGCGTGGGTGGACATCGCGCAGCTGAAGAATGACGCTGACACTCTGGATGGCTGGCACGCCGCCACGAGCACAACCAAAAACACAATCCCCGTCCGTGACAGCAACGGGAACCTTCCGGGCTCTATCACCGGCAACGCGCCGACGGCCACCAAGGCCACGGAGCTCACGGAGATAAACCCCGTAGCGATGGGCGGAACGGGGGCGTCAACGGCAGCAGACGCAAGAACAAATCTCGGCGTGCCCCCTATCAGTCACGCTTCCGTGGCGACGACATACGGCGTCTCCACTGATAAGGCCTATGGCCATGCGAAGGCGTCGGGCACGACGCCCAAAAAAGACAGTCTGGCAGGAACCGTGGGGAACGAGACGTCCACCTTCGCCCGAGGCGATCATCAGCACCCCCGTGCGGTCTTCTTCGGGACATGCACGACGGCGCTGGATACGCCAGCCAAGGTGGTGTCCATCCCTGATTTCCTGCCGGCAGAAGGGGCTTTCATCCTCATCAGGTACATCCCCGAGGCCACCCGCACGGTGACGACCAAGGCGGAAGACGGCACAGAGACGACTTCCACTATGACGCTGAATGCGACATCAGACACGCTCACGCTCTCGGTGAATGCCGGGACAGCGCTCCCTATCCGGACATCCGGAGGGCAGGTCATCGGCACGGAGCTTATCGCAGGGGGTACGTACCTGCTGGTCTACACAGGAGAAGCGTACCTCTACGCCGGAGGCACAAAACTCGCGAATGAGCCGGCAGGGGCAGTGATCTCTGATGTCACGAAGGGCACCGCTCCGGATACGCTGCGGGCGCCATCCATCGCCGTGTACGACAAGACCGGAGCGGAGATCGGCACTCTGACCCTCAAAGTCGGCACAGATAACTCCACGTCCCTGTCCCTCAACGTCCACCCCGGCACCGAGGCCGGAGCGCCCACACAGACGGGCACGATCGAGGTCGGCTATGACGCATCCGGTGTCGTGTACACGTCAGCCCCGACACCTGCCGCACAGGATAAATCGACGAAGATCGCCACGACAGAGTATGTCAACGACAATGCCTGCACGCTGTACGGCGATCAGACCATCGCCGGCGAGAAAAACTTCACGTCGAAGCTGACATGCGCGGAGCACATCGCCGCCAAGCGTCTCGAACTGAACAACGGCGTCAACAACAACCTTGATTTTCCAGCAAACAACGTGACGTCTGGCGGGGTCTACATCGCTGGGGCCTCCATGGTTAAGGACACATGGAAGCAGATCGCCCTGGTAGAGGACGCAAATACCATCGCCGATAACAAGGCCGCGGCGTGGTCGCGGGACAGACAGATGGCGCCGGACGGCACACGGTGGAGATTCTACCAGGACACGGATTACACGGCGCCGCACAATGGCTTCCTCAGGTTCGAAGAATGGAATGGGCGCCATGACGCAGCCGTCTATGTACTCAACATCAACGGCGGCACCGCGGCAACACTGCCCGGGCCGCGTCCTGACGACGACTGGGGGCATCTCGCTTTCTGCTATCCAATTCGGGCCGGTTGGACGTGGCGGCTGTGGCGATCAAGCGGCAATTCTTGGCCTGACTATATGGAGTACATTCAGGCTTACTTCTAGGGGGGGGAATGATTGAAACAACTAAGGACATGGAATCCGCGGCGGAGTCTTATCCGGCCGCGATGTTCAGCCATGACACTGTCTACCTCAAGATTATGAGTGACGGCACTGTCCGGGCTCTCGCTGATAAAGCCACGGTGAATGCCCCCATGGAGTACGGTGGGGGCGGCGGATCATACGATATGGAGATCAGCACCGAGACTTGGGTGGAGAATGAGTGCATCGCCCGCGTCCGTGACGGCAGGATCTTCCTCGGCAAGACTCAGGATGAGAAGCAGGCCGAGTGGGAAGCGGCCATCAGGGCAGAGCGGGATCGCCGTCTCCGCCTGTGCGACAAGATGTCACCCATGCGCTGGAACGTCCTGACAGATGCAGAGCGCGCTACGTGGGCGGCGTATCGTCAGGCGCTCCTCGACATCCCCGAGCAGGAGGGTTTCCCGTGGGGCGGGGTGGTGGATAGCGCGCCATGGCCGGAGATCCCGTAAAACATAAAAGCCCTTTGGGGTATCCCAATGGGCTTTTATATGTGTAATATAAATATGTTATAATTTATTTTGCAATGTCTTTTTAGAAGCTGATGCCTGTTTTTTAAGAATTTTAACAGCAAACTCTAACGCGCCAATTATCGTGTCGAGTTCTGAGTCCCCTCCTAGAAAAATTTCAACTCCCCTATCTCCGTTGACAGTTTTTACCTTCATGTCACTTCCACTATTATCCTCAATTCTAATATACGTCCTTCCTCCATGGCCGGAATCTCCGCCGTGATAACCGTTAGTGCCAGCTTCAATATCAATAATATTGCACATGGAAATTGAAGTCTTACATGTGGTTACTATTTCATTGTCTATAAGACGGCAGCCAAATTCACACATAATTATACCTCGCATTTTTGTTTGTTGTTGAGTGCCTCGGCCAGTATCTCCCTGAGCATGTCAGGGAACGCCTTGTCCTCTTCCTCGGCTTTGCGCTTCAGTCCGTCAACTACGACGACCGGCACCTGCACCACCACCCTCTTGCAGGGCGGGAGACGCTTTTTTGGTCCGGTCCCCTGTCGAGGGCCGCCCCACGCCGACTTACGCCCTGGCATCGAAGATCTCCTCGGCGTAGCGGTCGACTACCTTGTCCGCCTCGTCGTCGTCCTTATCCAGAGCATCGAGCGCCTCGAAGCACTGCTCAAAAAGCCGCGACTGGTGGATATACTCATAGGGGACTTCTCTGTCTCCATGATAGGCCTCCCAGATCTCCTGAGAGATCCGGGCGCACTCTTCATCCTTCCAGTCGCGGAAGGTCTGCTCAATGTCCTCGGTATGATCCGCCACGTACCGGCGGGCGAGGCTCTCCGGCGTATCGCCGTCACTGGCGGTCATGGGCTCACTATCCCAGAGCCATGGCATGCACCATGGCGTGTCCGTGTCCAGATCAGAGCTCTGGATATACTCTTCCGGCGCCGCCTCATCGAAGGCATCGGTGAAGCGGGTGACGTCCTCCTCTGTGTAGAGGACGTCAAAGAAGCGTGCGTAGGACATGGGATCCTCGCCCGCGCGGATCTTCTCCAGCACTCTCCTGACTGTGCTGTCCCGCGCGGTGGCGCACTCCTCGAGGGCCTCGGGCATGGTGAACTTCTCGGCGGTGGCTGCGGACTTGAGCTCTTTGGCGATCTTCTCGAATCTGGTCAT